TGTCCTAATATGCCTACATACAAACTTATAGTTGGCGGTCAAGCAATGAGTGGATCTACTGTGGTAAATAATGCATTACTAGAATGGTCTGATACTTTTCAGTTCTATGAATTTGTAGGAGATGCTTAATGGAAAATATTTCAGCAGTTGCAAATAACAAACCATTAGTTAATAACGCAGAGTTTGTAAGATTAACAATATACGATACTATTTTTCCTACAAATGCAAATGCAATAGTTGCAAATACATCATACGAAATTAAAGTTAGTGGCAATACAAATTGGACAAGTATTGGTGCACCAAGTAATGTTGTTGGCACTGTATTTTTAGCTAATGGTCCCACTACTGGTAGTGGCACAGCTTATGAAGTTGAAGTTCATACATTTAGCAGTGCATATCAGTTCGAAACAATCAACAATCAAGTTTATACGCCACTAGGTGGCTTAATGGCAGTAGGACAACAACAGCGTGATATGCGTATAACATCTGCCGATACCAGTGTATCAATAAGTGGTATCGATGGCAATAATATACAAGATGCGTTAGGTACTAAAATACGTGGAAGTAAATTAGAAATTACTAGAGGATTTTATGGCGGTGATGGCAACGTTGCTAACAACTATCTATTAACTAGCACTGCACAACGTTTTACTGGCATTGTAACTAACTATGCTATTACAGAAGATAGAGAAGAAAATGACGACAACTTTACTGTTACGTTAAATGCAAGCTCATACAAAAGTGTATTAGAAAATCGCATATCTGGTAGAAAAACTAATCCAGTTAGCTGGAAAGAATACGATCCTAATGATACAAGTATGGACCAAATATATTCGTTAGCAGACCAGTGGTTTGATTTTGGTGGCAAGCCAACAGCAGGTGCCACAACAGCAAGTCAAGCTGGTTCAACAGCGTCAGTTGCACAAACAACAGATGCATACGTACAGGAGCAACCATAATGGGATTTAGTTGGAAAAAAGTTCTTGGCTTTGCGGCTGTAATTACTGGCGCATTTTTAACATTTGGCGGTTCACTGGCAGCCGCAGGTGCTTGGTTAACAAGCGGCAGTATTGGCGCTATGGTAGCAAGAACAGTATTGACTATTGGTATAAGCAAGTTAGTAGCAAATAGAGCTGGAACAAAAGCGGCAGGCGGTGATGCGCCAAGTGCTCGTTTTCAATTGCGACCTACAACTACAAATAAAATTCCATTAGTTTATGGTACGGGTTTTTACGGCAGTGTGATGACTGATGCTATCATTAGCACAGATAACAAAACAATGTGGTACGTAATGGCTTGTGCAGAAGCTACTGATACAGGTACAATTAGTTTTGGCGATATGTATTTGGACAATCGCTTGATTACATTTGATGGTGTGGACCAAACAAAAGTTATTAGCTTAACTAATAACGCAAACCCTCCACAAGTAGATACTAATATTGCCGGCAATATGTATATCTATAAGTTTAATGACGGCTCTAGTAGTGGAGTTAACACTGCACAAACAGCTATACAGATTTTACAAGATAGTGCCATACCATTTGATAGACAATGGACTAGCACTGATACAATGACTGATACTGCATTTGTTATTATAAAATTAATTTATAATACAGATAAGCAAGTTGTTGGATTAGGAGAAGTAAAAACACAAATAATTAATACAGTCAATAGACCTGGTGATGTTTTGCTTGACTATATGCAGAACACAAGATATGGCTGTTCTATTCCACTAACTCAAATTGATACAGCTAGTTTAACTGCACTAAATGCATACAGTGATGAATTGATTACATATACACCTGATGGCGGCGGTAGTGCTACGCAAGCAAGATATCGCATAAACGGTCCTATTGATTTAAGCACAAACTGTTTAAGTAATTTACAGGGTCTTGCAGATGCGTGTGATAGTTGGATTCAATACAGTGAATTAGCTGGCAAATGGAAAGTTGTTATTAACAAACCATACACTGGAACATTAAGTAGTTTGTATAGTGTTGATAGCAGTGTATTGATTGGTGGCATTGATATAACTCCTATAGATTTAAATCAAACATTTAATAGTGTTGAAGTACAATTTCCTAGTAGTGTTATAAAAGACCAAACAGTTGTAAGAGTAGTGGATATGATCGATCCTACTACTGCTTGGTATGAGCCAGCATTGTTAAGTCCTAATGAACCAAACAATCGACTGACTATTCAATATCAAGTTGTTAACAACTATGTGCAAGCAGTTTATTTGGGTGTTCGTAGATTATTGCAAAGCCGTGAAGATTTAGTTATTAACTGCAATTTAGATTACAGTGGTATACAAATCGAAGCGGGCGATGTTGTGCGTGTTACGTTAGCAGAATATGGTTGGACTGATAAACTATTCCGTGTAAGTACTGTATCTGAAATTAAAAAAGAAGATGGCAATTTAGGTGCAAGTATAACTGCGTTTGAATACAATGGTACAATTTATAATGACCAAGCAATACAAGATTACGTACCAGAAGATAATACTGGATTAGATGACCCTAATGTTTTCGACATACCATCAACTCCAGTCATCACAACAAACACATTAGCTAATAGTGGTGCTGTTACAAGTTTTACAGTTAGCAGTAATGTTCCTACTATTGGCACAACATTGTATATGGATTTTAACTATGGTACTACAAACAATGTTGCCGCACACAAATCTTATACAAGTACGCAAACTTCTGACGGCACACCATATACAAATGGACAAACAGTAAGTATTGATATCAATGATTTACCTATAGGAAACTATTATTTTAGTACGACTGCACGCAACGATTTAGCAGGTAGAGTAAGTTTAAGTAGTTCATTGTTTAACTGGGGTGCTAACTTACAATCTAATAGTGTTACTTATACTAATATGACTCCAGCTGGATTAGGTGGATTAGGAGGAGTAAGATTTACTGTTCCAAATCGTATTGCAAATACAGTTACTCCTCCAGTTAACGTAACAAGCACAACAACAAGAAATATACCTGTTTATATTATTGGTAATACAGTTGCATCTACTAACTGGTATCCATATTATCAGGGGACTAGTACTTTAAGTTCTGGCAATGATGGCAATAATTATTATACTGCAAGTAGTACTAGTTCTTTTTACCCAGCGGATGCAAGTCAGATTGTATTATTAGATGGAGACGATCATTGGTATAAAATAATGTTTAAAAACTTTGGTGCTAATAGTGTTTCTACATCGGATCAGTTAAACTTTTATTCTGCATTTCAATTATTAAGCGATACTAATAATACAGTTATTCAATTCGTTCCAGCAGTATCATTTAGTGGTAGTTCATTTGATGGTGCATTGACTGAAAATATGGGCACTATTACATTACAAGCTAACTTACCACAATTGATTACATTTAATACAAGTGTCTATGGAACTGCTACATTAGATGAAGGTTCAATCTATATTAGAAATATAACAGCTGGAGCTAATTTAATTATTCCATATGGCCAACTTAACTTTACAAAAAGCAAGATCATTCCGTGATCTAAAAACAATAAATAGAATATAAGGAAACAATAAAATGAGTTTACTATTAAACGGCGCAAAGACGATTACAATCGCTGGCACAGAGATGCAATGTATAGAGATATACACAGGAGAAGCATACACATTCCCATTTACATTTACAGATAGTGTTGGCAATGCTATAAATTGTACAAGTTGGACATTAGGAACAAGTGCAAAGTTTTATGTTGCTGATACCATTGCATATGAAAGTCCAACTGCATCAGAAATAACTATTGGCAATCTTACATTAAACAATCCTCAACCAAGCACTGGTGTAGGAACATACAGTGCTAATTTAACTGCTGTTTTTACAACTGCCGCAAGTGGTATAGGGTATCTTTATATTCCTGCTAACTTAACCGGCGGTACTGGTAGTCCAAATGCTACACCAACAATAAGTTTAGCTAATAGTTCGGCAAATACTAATATTGTAGTTGTTACTATGAGTGTAACTAGAACAGATGCGTTAAGTTCAAAGAGTGATATAAGTAAAGAACCAATAGGTATCATTGTAAGGTATCAATAATGTCTGATATAAATTTAGATTTTAGTGTTAGTAATAACAA